AATCCACAGCAGCTGGCCGACTTGTATCAACCGGACTTCGGGCTTGAATGGATCCCGCCGCATTCGCGGGAAGTGCTGGCCACGCTGCCCCATGACCAGCTGGTGCGCTACGCCAATGCCCGCAAGTACGCCGAGCAGCGCGCCGAGCAGAACCCCGTGGGAGCGGGATGGATCCTTCCTTCTTGGCGCAGCGTGATGCACGCATGGAAGAAGTACCCGATCATCGTCATCCTCGGCGGTCGACGCAGTACCAAATCCAGCTTCGCGTCGCGGCTGTTCGTCTGGGCCGCGGCCACGATCCCACAGGCGGAGGTGCGGGCGTACCACGTGAACGAGGACCGCAGCGTGGAGGACCAGCAGCGGTTCCTTTGGTACGCGCTGCCCCTCAACATCCGCACGCTGCCGACCAAGAAGGGTGTGTACCATAGCGTGCAATACAGCCAGAAGAACGGCTTCACGGATAATGTCTGCATCCTGCCACCGCTGCCGGGAGCCAAGCGCGGCGGCACCATCAAGTTCGGCAACTACCGCCAGTACCAGCAGGACGCGCAAGTGACGGAAGGATTCAAGGCCCACCTGATCTGGGCCGACGAGGAGATTCCGCCCAAGATGTTTGAGACCCTGATCTACCGCACAACCGACTACCATGGCCGGGTGATCCTCACCTTCACCACGCTGTCGGGCTGGACACCGCTGATTCAGGACATCCTCGGCCGCACGCGCACACTGGAGAAGCGACGCTCGTCGATCCTCAAGACCGATCTGCCCGTGATGCAGGAGTCGCTGTCGCGACCGGGTGCGGCGATCTTTTACTTCTGGACGGAGGACAACCCGTTCATCGACACGGGCGATTTCCTGCGCAAAGTGCGTGGCCGCCCGAGGGACGAGATCCTTGCCCGAGCCCATGGCATTCCAGTCAAGTCCGTAAGCGGAGCGTTCCCGGCGTTCAACAAGGAGTACAACGTGGTGGCGGCGAAGGACCTGCCGTGGGTGCGCAATCCGGAGTACAAGGTCACCCGTTACATGGCCATCGACCCCGCGGGTTCCAAGAACTGGTTCATGCTTTGGGTGGCGGTGGACGCGGACGACACATGGTGGGTGTACCGCGAATGGCCCGACCACGACGACTGGGCTTTGCCCGGCAGCGGCCCCGAGGGCAAGGCGGGTCCGGCCCAGAAGGGAAGCAAGAAAGGCATCAAGGACTACGTGGAGTTGATCCGCGACCTTGAAGGCACCGAGGAGATCTTCGAGCGGTTCATCGACCCGCGGCTGGGTGCGGCCGAAAAGCAATCCGCCGAGGGTGCCGTGACCATCATCAGCCAGCTGGACGACGAGGACATGACGGTCATCCCCGCTCCGGGCGTGGATGTGGACAACGGTCTGCAGCTGATCGCCAACAAGCTGGCGTACGACGAGGAGAAGGAGATCAGTTCCGTCAATGCCCCCCACCTTTTCATTAGCGAGGAGTGCCAGAACTTAATTTACTCCATGCAGGAGTACACGGCCAAGGGCGGCAAGGACGAGGCCACCAAAGACCCAATCGACTGCCTGCGTTACCTTTGCGTATCAAACTGCGAGTTTGTGGACCCGCACGCCGCCGAACAGGTGCAGGACAAGACTTGGAGTTATTGATTGCTTGCGCGTCTTTGTGATTGCGCCCATTAGGTGCGTTCATCAAGCCCATGAGTTCCATCGACGGCAACGCCACTTCCGTTCCCCCTGATCCCGGTCTGCAACTAGCTCCTCCCGAGAACAAGGGGCCGGATTTCAACCTTCTCAAGAAGGCGTTTGAGGACTGCGTGCGCGATAACCAGCCGTTCATCGACCAATGCCGGCTGAATTACGAGACGCGCTACGCCATCTGGAACGGGCAGTCCGCTGACGGGAAGAAACACTCCCGCGAAGGCAGCAAGACCAGCCCGACGCCGTGGGATGGCGCGAGTGACCTCCGCGTCTTCCTTGTCGATAACATCATCAACAAGAAAGTCGCCATGGAGTGCATGGCGTTCAAGCGGGCGAACCTGACCGCTGTGCCCGTGGGCGCGGAGGACGGTGCTCGCAGTCAACTTGTCAGTAACTTCATGCGCTGGCTGATCCAGACGCAGATCCCGGAGGTTGAGCGCGAGATTGAGATGTGCGCCAACTACATGAACGAGAAGGGCGTGGCCGTTATGGGCCAGTTCTGGGAAAAGCGGCGCGAGAAGGTGCTGGTCAATGTCCGCGTGCAGGACTTGCAGCAGCAGTTCCCGAACATCGACATCACCGCGCTGATTGAGGACAAGAGCGCGGCGGATGACCTGAAGGCGATCTTCCAAGAGCAGTATGGCGCCTCCAAGGACAAGGCCGCCCGTATGCTGCGCGAGCTGCGCGACAAGGGTGAGACCAGCGTCCCGATGGACGGCCCCGAGCGGTCGTATCCCGTCGTGCGTGCGTTCAATTTGGACGAGCACGTCTTCATCCCGTCGTTCTCGACGGATCTGGAGCGTGCGCCTGGCATTTATCGCGTGGAGTACTTCACCGCCGAGCAACTGCGGGCGATGGTCAACACGGATGGCTGGGATGAGCAGTGGGTGGAAGCCGCTATCCAGAAGGTGCGCGGCAAACTCATCAGCATGTCTCCCAGCGAGTACATGCAGCCGATCTCTCGTTCGTTCGTGTACACGCAGCAGCGGTTCACGGATCGCATCGGTGTCGTCTACGCCTACCAGCGGTTGTCAGACGAGGACGGCACGCCTGGCATCTACTGCACGGTTTTCAACCCGATGCTGCCGCCCGACCAGAACCACGATGGTTGCGCGAAGACCGGCCTCCTTGGCTACGCCCACGGCGAGTATCCATTTGTTCTGTACAGGCGCGAGTACTTGAGCCGCAAGCTGCACGATTCCCGTGGTCTGCCCGAGCCGGGCAAGCCGTGGCAGGATCAAATCAAGGCGCACAAGGACTCCCGCATTGACGCCGCCTCCCTCGGCATCCTTCCGCCCATTTGCTACCCGCAGGGCCGCCCGCCAGGTCGTTGGGGTCCAGGTGCAATGATCTCGGAGCGGCGTCCGAACGAGTACCACTACGCCGACCGTCCGATACCGGACATGAACACGGACAAGTCCGAGCAACTGCTTGAGGCTTCGTTCAAGGAGTACAACGGCTTTGCCAGCCGCGAGGGCGATCCCGCCATCGACCCGATCTACAACCAGTTTGAGGTCGATAAGTTCTTGGGCTGCCTCGCCAAGAGTTTCCGCCAAGTCTGGAAGCTTTACAAGCAGTACGGCATGGATCAGGTCACGTTCCGCGTGATGGGCGTCAAAGACCCGAACTTCCAGCTCTTCAACAAGGGCGACGTGAACGAGGAGTTCGACTTCTACCTCGCGTGGGATGTGCAGTCGCCGGACTTCAAGCGCATGAGCGAGAAGTGGACGGCGATCATCCAAGCCGCGCAGTCCCTCGACCGCGAAGGCGTCATCGACTGGTCCGCCCTCTGCACCGCGTTCGTGTCCACCATCGACCCGAACATTGCCGAGCGCATCATTCGTCCCGCGCAGCAAGGCCAGCAGCAGATCGTGCAGGACGAGCAGCAGGATCTGGCGCAGATCTTCGCGGGTATCCCGAAGAACATCAAGCCCGGCACCCCGCCGCAGATTGGCCTCCAAGTCATCCAGCAATACCTGCAACAGCCCGATGTTCAGCAGAGGTTTCAACAGGATCAGCCGTTCCGCGAGCGTCTGGAGGCGAGAGCCAAGCAGTACCAGTTCCAGCTACAGCAGCAGCAGAACGCTGTCATTGGACGCCTCGGAGCGCAGATGCCTGGGCCGATGCCCGCCACCACTAGCACATGAAGAAACGCCGCGACCCGAATCTGACGTCAGCCGAGAAGTTTGGCCGGCTGCGTCAGGCGATGTTCCGTCTGATTGGTAACGATGCGTTCCAAGATTTCGTGGAGGAGCTGCGCGAGATGCAGCACTCCACGATGATCGACCTCTGCGCTGACGCCGTGGTGAAGGACGAGCGGATGACGCTCGCCGCCACGGGTGAACTGCGGGCGTACTCGCAGATCATCGGACTGTACGATGACTTCGTGCAGCAGCAGATGCAGCAGGCGGAAATCGACGCCGAGCAGCGGGCGGGATAAGCGTTGTTACTGCGGCCAGTAGTGCCGTTAATAATTCCTGTTGACAGATGGGTGCGTGAATTGCACCCGTAGCGTCACCTAGCACCCGCTGGGTAGTTCTTGGGACTCAAACCCATGCCCAAAGTTCTTGGGACTTAAACCCATGCCTAACGAAACAGTTGAAACGGCTCCTTCACAGCCCGCTGATGTGGCTCCGGCCACGGAGGCAAAAAATGATGCCCCGAAAAAGAGTAACTTGAGTGTCGCGCAAGCCGCGCAACGCCTCCTCAACATGGAGGCGGAAAACGCGAAGGCCCAACGACAGGCTGAACAGGTTGCTCCGGCGCGGGACCAAGCGCCAAACGATTCAGCCAACCCAGATGAGGCTACTGCCGAGTCTGCCGAGCCAAGCCAGCAGGCGGAAACGCCCGAGGGTGAGGCCGACGTTCCTTCTCAAGACGATTCCACCGAAGACGCCAAGACCGAGAAGAAGATAGAGAAGCGTATCGGGAAAGAGATTGCCAAGCGCAGAGCTTTGGAAGCCGAAGTAGCGGCCTTGCAGGCACAGTTGGCCCAAAAGGCCAGCCAAGCCGAGCAAGCCGCCCAACCTGCACCCGCCCAGCCGTTGCCCAGCAACGTGCCGTTGGCGCAGATTGAGGACTTCCAGTCGCTCCAGACCTTGAGAGATCAAGCGAAGGAGGCGAAACGCTTTGCCCAAGAGCAACTCGACCGGGATGATTTCGAGCCTGTCCGCGTGGGTGATACCGTGCTAGGCAGACCCGAACTCAAGGCAATCCTCCGCAACGCGGAAAAGACCCTTGATGACGACATACCAGCCCGAGCGCAGTTCCTGACGCAAAAGCAGGAGGCGCAAAAACTTGCTCATCAGATGTTTCCATATCTGAAGAACAAGGAAACGTCCGAGTACGTCCTCGCCCAGCAGGCATTGCAACAGATGCCCTGGATGCGGAACCTGCCCAATGCCGACTGGATCATCGGGGTGCAGATAGAGGGGTTAAAAGCCCTAGAGGCGAAGCAGAAGGCGAAACCAGAATCCAAGCCAAAGCCCGCCATGAGCAGCAAGCCCCCCGCGAGTCAGTCAGTCGTATCTTCAGCCGGCGGCGATGTTCGTGCTCCAAGCGCGACCAAAGCAGCCAATCAGATCGAAGCTCTTCGGATGCAGTTGTCCAAGAAAGGCGGCGTCACGGCAAATGAAGCAGCAGCGTTTCTTCTGGCCCGTGAAAAAGCTAAACTCAACCGATAACCTTCGTTAGTCATGGCCCTATCAACCACTTACAACGTAGCGGGAGATCGTGAAGATCTTACCGACTTCCTCACCATCCTCGCCCCCGAGGATACTCCGAAGATCTCGACCTTCGCCAAGACCAAGCGCATGACGAATGCGTATCAGGAGTGGCAGGTTGACACCTTGAGCCCCGTCTCGTTCGGCGGCGTGCTCGAAGGTCAGGACGTCCTGGCCTTCTCCAACCAAGCCGTTAATCGCGCTCGTCTGGGCAACTACGTCCAGCAGTTCCGCGAGCAATGGATGGTCTCCCGCCTCCAAGAGGCTTCCGACGTCGCTGGCGTGTCCAGCGAGGTTGCGAACGCCAAGATGAAGGCGATGCGCGAGATCAAGCGCGACATCGAAGCCTGCATCGGCTCCGACAATGATCGTCAGCAAGAGGCTCCTCCGGCGCCTTACAAGCTGCGCGCTCTCGGCAAGTGGATCAGCAACACGCCCGGCTCGGACGTGCCTGCCGCTTTCCGCACCCCCACGGGCAACATCAACAGCACCGCTACCGGTTCGCTGTCGGAGTCTGCCTTCAACGACGTCTTCCAGTCGATCTTCCAACAGGTCGGTGGCCGTCGTTCCTACACCCTGTTCGCTGGTCCGTCGCTCAAGCGTGCGATCTCCAAGTTCCAGCGTTCCGAGGGCTCTTCCGGCACCACGAAGACCTATCAGGTCACGCAGGATGCCTCCGAGCACCAGATCGATCTCGATGTCACGATGTACGTCGGTGACTTCCACACGGTCACCATCGTGCCTGACCTGTTCAACGGTATCCTTGATTCCGCTGACCCGTCGTCCACGACTGACCAGCAGAAGGCCCGTGGCTACGTCATCGACCCCGAGTTGGTCGGTATCGGCTACATGCTCGGCATCGAGTCCAATGAACTGCCGGACCTCGGCGGTGGTCGCCGTGGGTTCATCCTCGCGGCCCTCACCCTGATGGTGAAGAACCCGCTCGGCCTCGGCAAGTTCGCCGCGACCAGCTAATAGCCAACCACCTAACTAGGAGGAAACTACCATGGCTGATACTGCTGTTACTATCGCCCGCGCCCGTACCTCGCAGCTCTCGCTGCAAGAGCAGGCTCGCGGCTTCTCGCACAAGTTCAACGTCAAGTCGTCCGACGTCGCCCTCGGTTCCGGTTCAACCGACACCGTGACGGTCACGCTCGGCGCCCTGCCGTCGAAGTATGTGCTCAACAATGCTCTGGTGAACGTCACGACTGCCTTTGCTGGCACGACGGCGTTCTCCATCCAAGTTGGCACCACGACCACGACCAACAGCCTCGTCACGGCGCAATCCGTGAAGACCGCTGGTGTTCTGGCCGGCGTTCCGACGACCGCGACGCTCGTCAAAGGTACGGCTACGGCCAACCTCGTTGCGATCTTCACGAACGCCACCGGTGGCAGCCCGTCCGCCCTCACGGCGGGCGAGTTGGACATCTACCTCAACATCGTCGATCTGTCCGATCCGACGAAGCTCGGATAACCGAGATCCCACAGGGGGCATCCCGAAAGGGCTCTGCCCCCTCCCTCTTTTATGGTGAGCGAGAGCGGCATAGTCACCCAAGTTCCCAAGGAGTTCGTTCGCAAGTGGTGGGGCGAGATCGTGAACGGTCTCCCAGACGAGAAGGCCAAGGTCCATGAGGACCAAGCCCGTCTGGCCGCCAAGATGCGCGAACAGGGTTCCACCCGCATGGATGGGTTGGGTCAGATGGCCGCCCGCATCAACAGTCGCTTGTTCTTCCGGCTACAGGCGCAGCATGGCAATAATGTCCATGAGTGGATGCCGGAGTATTTGAAGGACAACCCGCATCTGTGCGCGGTTGGCTACCGCCCAAAGGTCAACGCCGCCCGGCATGGGCTGACGGGTGGCTGGATGGGTAAGCAGAAAGACGCTTGAGGACGACCCCGTACAGCACGGCTTTGTCGCAGCTTTGCGGCCTGATTGGCGTGCCGACAAGCCGTCTGACGACGGAACTCGCCTCCAGCCTCAACACGCTGTTTAACGCGAATGTACGGCAGGTCTGGGGCGCTGGTAACTGGCCCGACCTGTCGATCTGGGGTGAGGCGCGGTTTGCGGGTAACCTGCTGACGTACCCGAACGATGTGGCCCAGACGTCCAACTGGACGGCTACGAATGTTACGGCTACGGCCAACTCCATCAATAACCCTGCTGATAACCGGGTTACGGCCAGCAAACTGCTGGAGACGGTCACGAATGGGCAGCACAAGGTAGCCCAGACGGTTACCGGCTTTCCAAGCACGCAGTACCAGGCGTCGGTGTACGCCCGTCCGAACGGCAGGGATTACATCCAGATGGTGGTGAATGACGGTACGACCAGCTTCAGCACGTTCTTCAACGTGCAGGCTGGCACGATTGGCACGCAGGCCAACGTGACGTCTGCCAACATCCAGCAATGCCCGAACGGGTTCTTCCTCTGCACGATCACGTTTACGAGCGGCACCGCTTGCACCAGCCTCGCCTATTCCGTGGGCATTTCCACGAATGGCAGCACGGTGTCCTATGCGGGCGACGTGACCAAGGGTGTCTACCTCTGGGGCAACCTGATGGTTCAGCAGACGAATGTCAGCCCCAACCAGTTCATCGTCCCGTACGACCAGACTGGCGAGAAGGTGATTGATGTCCTTTTCCAAGCGTGGATCGACAATCCCGCGATGGTGACCTACCCCCGTCCCCAAGGCTTTGTGGTGACGACCGAGGGGTTCCAGATGATTTCCACGGCTGGTGGCTTCATGGGGACGAATGGCTACGTCTCGTACAACACCAATCCTGCCAACCCGGTCTACCTGTTCTACCGCCGTGCTCCTTACACCTACGCTGGGGACACGTTCAGCGCCACCGCCACCTACGTTGCCGGCCAGTACATCTACTACACGCGCACCACGGGGGCGCAGGCGGGTACGTCCGATTACTGGAAGTGCTTGAGCGCCACCACGGCGGGCCAGGATCCCGAGGACACCCCGTCCAAGTGGGAACTGCAAGAGTTGCCCGAGGCGCTGTCCGGTATCTTGGTCTGGCAGACCTTCGGGGACTGGCTGACGCAGGACGGACAGATGGAGAAGGCGGCGTCCGCCTACCAGACCGCAGAGCTGAAGAAGCTCAACGAATGGGACCGCAT